GCTGATTGAAGTCAGTCTTCCCTAAACGCACAGCAGTGAACATGATGTCCGCTGCTTCTTGGGCTGTGATCACTGAGCTTCCATATGCGTTGACTACAGAGGTCAACCCATCCACTGCGACTTCAAGCGTAGTAACTCCGCCGATTGCCGCCTGGGATGCAATCTTCATAAAGTCGAAGACGTTTTCTTGCGGAATACCAGCAGATATGGCCTGGTACAAAGCGGGAATGATTTCGTCTGGAAGGAGACCCATCTCCTCAGACAGTGCCTTGACATCGTCTGACATGGCCCCCATTGCCTCTTCCGTGATACCCGGGAGAAGGGTGAAGACCTCGTTCATCTTGTTCTCGAAGTCGGCAAACTTCTTTATCGAACTAACAGCGAAAGCAGTAACGGCAGCAGCGGCAATAACAGCACCGGCCACGATAGCCTTCTTCATGGCCTTGCCTACTTTGTCGAGGGTTTTCTCCATCTTGCCGCCGCTGAGTTTTGCCTGCTTCTCAACGGACTTCAAGTCAGAAACGGCCTCGGACTTGTTGACTGAGATGCGTCCGAATACCTCCCATGCTTTCACTTATTTTCTCCTCTTCTTGTCTGCGGCTATCGTCTTCTGCACCATCTCATCAATTTCCGCCCGTGTCTTCTTAGCTACAGGATGATCGAATTCTCTCATTCGGTCTGAGTATTCGCCATACTTCATCCTCTTCGCGCTGACAAGAGCCAGGAGACCACGCTGTACGTCTTCGCGCGCATCTCGCCACAAAGCAAAGTCCATCGAGTCTGCTAACACACCGTACGGCATAGTCACTACTGTTTCGTAGGTCCATCCTGTTTGCCTTTGGAGACTGAAGATTTCTCGTGCGAACTCATCGATTCCGAAATTGCTTTGATCCCCGGATTCTTGAGCAACTTTCTCCCTTCTGTAAAAAAACTAAGCACATCCGGGCATTCCAGGATCGCGTTCGCAATCTTTAGTTCACTTCCTAGTGGGAACTTCTCGCCATCGTGAACGTCCTCGGAACTCATACCGACCATCTTGCCTAAGAAGACAATCAACTCAGCACCCGCGACAGGAATCAACTGGAAGAGAAACTTGCCAGCAAACTCTAAGTCTAACCCGCCTTTCTTCGGGGAAATCTTTTCGCCCGCTTCCATCCACTGATCAGGTGTAAACACATTAGCTACCTTCGACACGATCCCGGCAAAATCCAACACCTCGAAGATGTTCGGACGGTGCATCTTCCTGTCAACGCCGCCGATGTCTAGCACCGGCGGCTTGTACAGTATCTGTTCAACTGGTTTCATTCCTAGCTCCTCGGCCAACGGATTTCCCACGGCATGTGATCTCGATCTACAGTATCCGGATCGAAATGACCGTTGATGACAAGTGCGCTCGGTGCTTCAGAATCAACATTCACCAAGTTCACGCTATACGAACCGTCTGACAAACCATTCTTCACGATGAAGATTCCGGCGTACGTATGACCTGCCACTTCTCCGATCAAAGCGATATTGGTGCAGTAATCGGCCAAAGCAATCGATCCGCCAACTATTGTGTCGTGAGTCGCAGCATCCTCGGTATCGTACGTGTAGCTGACCGTGACCATCGCGCCATCGCCGGGAGCAGCTACAAACGTAATGACGCCAGTAGCGATGACAATCGTGTATGCCGTAGTTTCAACCTGCACAACGTCATCGATGTAGACCGTGTACGAACTCGCTACGACAAGCGTGTTGTCAAGCGTGAACTCATCTTCAAGGCCGTCCCCGACCCCAACGCTCTCCTTGGTGATCGTTTCTTCGTTCGGCGTGCTGCTCTCGTTCCCGCCAGGAATCATCAAGAGGATATTCTCTTTCGTCATCTCGAACAGATTGATAGTCATCACCGGGGCGCACTTTATCATACGCTCCAATCCCACGACAGGCCCCAAGGCTCCATCAACGTCCGCGTGCTTGAGAGTTATTCCAGGGGTGAACGTAGAACCCCCTGACGTGGCACCCAGCAACCGCTCACCGACCTCTCCATAGTCAACATACAGCGCACCCGGTCCAATTAAGTACCGCTCCGCCGTATCTCCTGAAAGTCCAGACTGAATCGTCATACTTACTCACCCCTCTTAAGTTACGTCTTCTACTTCCTGTTTGGCGAAGTACCGTAAATTCCAGACAGTCTCATAGTGAGAAACGAATTCGCTATCAGTTGTAACGAAATTCCCGTAAACCCACAACACTCGACCGTCCACTACTTCACCGCCATCTGTGGTTACTCTGCTATTGATGAACAACTTCTTTAGTATTGTCTTGATCTCCAACGCTTGTGCTTCCGTTGTAGCAGAACCTTTCGGGCTGGATGTCCAAATATCGAGGCTGTAATCCTTAGACCCGATAGGCCATTCTGAGTCGCGGATCACATGGACTAGATACGGAAATGTTGAGTTCTTCCCAGCCATTAAGTGATGGATGTTTCCCGCAAGTTCGCACTGAGTTAGACCGGTCACAGCCTGCAAGTCCACACATGTGGACAGTAAGGTTTGAAGCCATCCCAGCACCGCCAGCGTAGTTTCCACTAGAACCACCTCTCCCCTAGTTTCTTTTGTATGGAAGGCGAAGCCTCATGTAGAGATCGCGCCAACCACGGTCTAAGGGCATCCTCCAAGATCAAACCATAATCAACCGTCGTTCCTATAATCCCGTCGATTGTTCTTGTTTTCAGTTCAACCAATGTTTCAATGTGTTTGCGTAGATTTCCCGTCGGAGATGCTGGATATTCACCAGGAGCCGACGCCGTGTAGTGAGTCTTTCTACCCGGTACAAGATACACATGACCAGTTCTGAAACCTGTAAACGAACGGCTAACAATCTGTGCTTGACCGATGTTACAGGCTTCTTGCATTACACGTGCGCCACTCTTGTCGATTTTCTTAAAGACATCTGGCATAAAACTAACAAAGGTTCTAGCTTTAGCCATCATCCACTTCCTTAGTTGCTGCTACTATCGCAATCGTGAATCGCTGTGATTCGTCCGGGTCCGAAGGCGGCTCTTTCGGTATCATAACCTTGTTCCCGTTGTTCACCCAAATAAACCTATCTGTAATTGTATAGTCAACGACCCCGTGGAATTTCAGCATGTGTGACCACGTTGAATCGATCCCCTGATAACGTGCTTTTGCCACAGAACCGAATGGATACACCTCCGCCCAAGCAGTTTCGCAATTCTCCCAGGTTGCCGGTTGACCTAGCGGGCCAGGATCACAAGAAGGTTCGACACGTTCCTGTCGTGTGAACTTCCCTATGATAATCACTACAAAAACCCTTGATTGATAGCGTAATACCCTCCGCTCGGCCCGGTTAATCGTATCCACTCTTTGTGAAACGCTACACGGAACCTCGACGCATCCTTAACATAAGCAACGCTGTTTCCTAAGCCGGTTTCATTCATTATCGTACGCGCCGAAGGTACACAATTCTGGCACGCCATCCACAAGATCAATCGCTCCTTTTCAGAATCAGAGATTGTGAGTGCTCCAACCTTTTCTATGTACGCAGTTATCTTATCATCTACCATCAAGGTCGCAGAGGCAATAGCATCCTGCACAACATCGTTGTCAAGTCCCCGGAAAGGGAATCCACCTCGTTTGCGTACATCTTCTACAGTCGGAGCACTCATGTATCCCATCCTTTACGCAGTTACTTTCATGATCCCCAAGAGTTCGGCGGAAGGAAGAGTTGGGAACGCACATGCTTCGGCTTTAGTCCAAAGTACGGGCGTATCTTCTCCCTCAATCCAAACCTTCGCGTACACCCCAGGAGCTTCCTTCTTGGTGATCTTCTTGTCTCCCATAATAGCAGACAATGTAGGGGCAAACAACGTATTCCCCATGCTCACATTGGCCGGAGGAAGTAAGATGCACGTATCTGACGGAAGTAACCTAGACTCGGTGAGTTGCTTCGTATCCGGATCTTCCTCGTTGACCTTCACATCATACGTTGTGAAGTTCGGGAGATCGTAACGAGCCATCAGTTTGTTGAAGTCCGCACGAATCATGAGCTTGGAGGGGAACGTTGAACCAAACACCTCATCCGTGCCAAGTTTCGTGTTCATCAACATGGAAGACAGCACTGCACGGGGAACAACCGCGCGCGCAGGGCGTACGCCTTTCTGATCCTCGATGTAGTCGCAAAGTGTCATCAAATCCAGTAGGAAATTGGAATTCGCCGTATCTGTCCAGTAATGACCACCATACCCC